AGGCCGTGACCAGTCCGCTTCAAACGCTCACCGGCATCCTTGACGCTGGTGCTGGTGCGCTGCGCAACTCGCTGCCGCAGGGCGTGGTCAACTTTATTGACCGGTTTGAAGTCGATCCTGAAGCTGCGCAGCGGGCTGTCCAGACAGCCAACGCCATCGGTGGCATGTACAAAGACCGCTACGGCAGCTACGAGGGCATCAAGCGCACGTTTGCTGAAGACCCAGTGGGCGCTGCTGCTGACCTGTCCACCCTGCTGACTGGGGGCGGTGCTGCCGCGACCAAGCTGGGTGCCACGCAGACTGGCGCTGCACTGTCGAGGGGTGGTGCTGCCATTAACCCGATGCGCCCCATCGCACCCCTCATCGAGCAGCCCATCAAATTGGCCGCAAAGGGTGTGGGTGCTGTCTACAACGCGCTTGACCCAAAGTCGGCAGCGTACCTGACAGCCGTTGAAGGTCGCGGTCCTCAAGTGCTCAACGCCTTGCGTCAACCGTCCGAACTTGTCCCGGGCAGTCTGCCCACTGCCGCCGAAGCCGCATCGTCTGTGGGCGCTACTCGGTTCTCCGCAATGGGTGAGTCTGCACGTAAGACGCTGTCCACACCGTTCTTTGAACGTGGTGAGGGCAACAAGGCTGCGCAAGTGGGTGCGGTGAGACAAGTCGGTCAAACGGCTGATGATTTGGCTGCGGCTGAAGCTATTCGCAAAGCCACGGCGAAAGATTTGTACGGCATTTCCGACAAAGCAATGGTGGCGGCAGATGACACATTCTCGTCGCTGCTCGGTCGCCCCTCAATGGACAAAGTGCTTGGCCGCGCCAGCGACTTGGCTGCGGAAAAAGGTCAGTCATTTCAGATCGGTCAGAACCGACCTTCACAGGTTGTGCCATCCAGCATTGTCGACGAAGCCGGTCGCCCAATGGGTCAGACAGTGATTCCGGGCGAAGTGGCTAAGTATCCGGGCAGTAGCCTTCACTCGATGAAGCTGGCCTTCGATGATCTAATCAAGAACCCTGAACGGTTTGGTATTGGTGCATCCGAGGTTGGGGCAATCAAGGGTACACGGGCACAGTTTCTCAATTGGGTTGAAAGCAAAGCCCCGTCCTATCGCACGGCCCGGGAAACTTTTGCCACCCAAAGCAAGCCGATCAACCAGATGGCAGTCGGCCAGTACCTTGAGGGCAAGTTGACTCCTGCTCTTGGTGAGGAAACGGCGCGGCTTCGTGCCTCTGGTTTTGCCACGGCCTTGGAAAACGCTCCGGGCACCATCAAGCGGGCCACAGGTGAATCGCGGTTCCAAAACCTGTCTGACGTGCTGACTCCCGAGCAAATCAATATTCTCGAAAATGTCCGTGCCGACTTGGCTCGTGCTCAGTTGACTGAGCGGCAAGCCGCTGCTGCCCGGGGCGCTGGTCCTGACGTGAACTTGATGGGCACCGAAGTCATGGGCAGCGTCCGCGCTCCCAACTTCATCAACAACGTCACCACGGTCGCCAACGATCTGTTGCGCCGTATGCAGGGCAAGCTGGACCAGAAGCTGGCAATTGAATTAGCCACTGAGATGCTGGACCCTGCTGCCGCTGCCGCTGCGCTTGAAAAAGCACTGGCGCGTCAGGCTAAAGGTCAAAAGATGGCCGACCCGTTTGCCAAAACTGGCAAAGCCGCCTCCAAGGTGTTGCGTACCCCTGCTGCTGTAAACATGCTGGCCCCGGCCAGTGAAGTCCAAAACTCGCTTATCAGCTTTGAGCCGTTGGCAATGGAGTAACAAGAGATGGCTTTTGAGAGTGCTGAAATCGACCCAGTGAAATACGGCGTCTTGTGGCAAAAGGTCCAAGACTATGAGCGCAGATTCGATGAGATGAGCGCCAAGATGGACAAGATGGAGTCCAACGTCGAGAAGCTGGTGGCCCTTGCCAACCAAGGGCGCGGCGGCTTCTGGGCCGGAATGGCCTTTGTGTCATTTATCTCCAGTGGAGTAGGGTTTGCCCTAAGTTGGATTAAGGGTCACTAAATCATGGTTGACGTTACCAAAGCAATTGGGGCAGTCGCTGCCAGTGTTGCTGCACTGGGCGGCAGTTACACGCTGGCCGATAAATTTGGTTTGCTTGACAGGGCCATTATCGAATGGTCGCCTGAGAATTTCAAAATCACGGCAGAAGCCGGTAAGCCGATCAACGTCACTGTTGCGCGGATCAAAAAACGCGACGATTGCTCTGTTGAAAGTTTTACCCCAAGCATTCGAGATGCTGCGGGGATGGTCCATGCAGCGACTACCACGGCCAGCAAGTTTAGCGGCCCAGCAGGGCCAGAGATTGACACCTTTACGTACCAGCTTACGATGGTGCAAAAAGAGAAGATTGCTAGTGGTAAGGCAACTCTGCTGGCAACAATCAAGTACAAGTGCCCAGAAGGTGAGCGCGTTGTGCAATACCCGCGCCACCCTAATTTAAGTTTTGACCTAAAAGGGTAATCATGGACTGGCTCAAACAAATCGCACCGACCATCGCCACGGCAATGGGTGGCCCACTGGCGGGAATGGCTGTGTCGGCCATTTCCAAAGCCATTGGAGTTGACCCTGACAAGGTGGGAGACATGATCTCCAACAACAAGTTGTCAGCCGAGCAAATCGCACAAGTCAAGATTGCTGAGATCGAACTGCAAAAGCAAGCACAGGAACTGGGCTTGAACTTCGAGAAACTGGAAGTGGAAGACCGCAAGTCAGCACGGGACATGCAGGCCACCACTCGATCAATGATGCCCCCATTGCTGGCTGGCGCTGTCACCATCGGCTTCTTTGGCATCATGGTGATGATGTTCTTCAACCAGATTGACAGCAGCAACCCGGCCATCTTGATGATGCTGGGCAGCTTGGGCACGGCATGGACTGGCATCATTGCCTATTATTTCGGATCGTCTGCTGGGTCACAGGCCAAGACTGACATTCTTTCAAGGACAACAAAATGAACTTGACACCCAACTTCACTCTCGACGAGTTGACAGCATCCGAGACAGCCGAGCGCAACGGCTGGGACAACAGCCCCAACGATGCAGAACTTGCCAACCTCACACGACTGGCTGACTTTTTAGAGCAGGTCAAAGTGGTCATGGGCGGCAAACCCATCATGATTTCGTCGGGCCTGCGCACAAAGAAGGTCAACGATGCCGTGGGCAGCAAAGACACCAGCCAGCACCGCACAGGCTGCGCCGCTGACTTCAAGGTGCCCGGTATGACCCCTGACGAGGTGTGCCGCAAGATCATCGCCAGCGGCATCGGGTACGACCAAGTGATCCGTGAGTTTGACCGCTGGGTCCACATCAGTGTGCCCAACAGCGTGGACACCAGCCCCCGCAAGCAGGCGCTGATCATCGACAAGGCGGGTACCCGCCCCTTCGCTTAACGCAGGGTCAGATAAACCAGCATCGGCCACACGGTCAAACCGATCACTGCCATCAACATCCAGTACCCCAACCGCTTGAGTTGGTCACGCCAGATGCTTGGTGGCAGCGGATCAGCGGTTTTCATACGCTGCCCAACCCTCGCCACCCGGACCGGACAATCCCGGCCTTGGTTGCAGTTGCCGTTGCAGCACGTTGTCATATCGAATCCTTTCCTCGGTTGTGAATCGGTGCAGGTTGGCACACTCGTATCGGCGCGTCACCACGCCGTCTGTTTTGCGTGTCCGGGTTTCTTTGACCGAGGTCCACGCGCTGCACACAGGGCAGGTAATGCTCAAAGCGATCTCCTCAGTTCCCTGATTTTGTCACGAGGAGTTGCCATGTTGAACACGCTGTTCATGCGAAATGGTGTGTTGCGCCTAGCTTCGCTGCGTCTGCGGTTCTCGCGCAGGTTGGGCTTTGGTTTCTTCTTGTCGGGCTTGTCGCCGATCATGAATACCGCACGAGGGTAGCGTTTGGCGTCATCGTGGACATAGGTCCAGTCTGCGATGTGGATGCGCTTTTCGCCAGCTTTGGTGCGCTTCGCCATGCGGTTCAGCACAGCGTGAGCATCGTAGCGTCCGATGTCGGCGTAGTCGGCGAACTCTTGTGCGGTGATCTTGCCGAACTCGTGCAGTGCTTCGTACGCCTTGATGACGTGAAAGCCTGTGTTTGTCGAAGCCATCAGAAAGGTGCCTCCGGTAACTGGCTGCGCTGCTGGCGCTGATACTCGGACTCCTGCTGTGGAGTCCACGGCACAGGGCCACCGGGGGGAGGGAAGGGCCACGTCATTTGACAATCCTCATGAACGCGCCACACCGGACGCACTTGTAAAGTGGTTGACCTTCGACGGGTTCCCAGCGGTGTTGGCACTCGCTCATGCGTCCACCTCAGTGGCTTTGTGCAAATAGGCCGTCAGGCGCTTGATCTGGGCCTCGCGGTACTTGCACATGCTGTCAGCGTATTCACGGGCTGACTGGGTTTCGAGCAGCCTGCGTTTGCTGTCCTCAAGTTCACGCAGTGCCAGTGCTTCGGCGGTTGGTGTGGTGTATGCGTTTCTTACCCAGTTGATGGTTTCACGGATCATTACAGTTACTCCAGTTGTTAATGTGACACAAGTGTATCACACATTTTTAGATATGCGGTATTGTTTTACAGCGTTACGTAATCCGGCCTGCGTGGTGGCCTTCTCATCAAGGGCCATTGCCTGTGCTTGGTCCAGTGTGTCTTGCATCAGAATGCGGTGGCACATGACCGGGGCACCTTGGCCTTGGCGGCGCACTCGGGCGTTGAACTGCTCGTACAGG